GAATTCCATAAATAGTTGGATTATATTATATTTATCCCGTTATGTACAAAGCAACTTACAAAGGCCGTTACAGGGTCGCCAATCCTTCTAAGTATAGAGGTGACATTCATGATGTTATCTATAGATCGTCATGGGAGCTAAAATTCATGAAATGGTGTGATAATAACGTCTCTGTACTTGAATGGGGTTCTGAAACTATGATTATACCTTATAAGTCTCCTGTAGACAGTAAAGTACATCGTTACTTTGTAGATTTCTATATTCGTGTTAAAGACAGGAACGGTGCAATTACAAAGTATTTAATTGAAATTAAACCTGAAAAATTTACTAAGCCCCCTGCTATTCCGCAACGCCAAACTAAACGTTTTATTGATGAAGTATTTCAATACGGAGTTAATCAATCTAAATGGAAAGCAGCTGACGAGTATTGTGTAGATAGAGGTATGAAATTTCTGGTTTTAACCGAAAAAGACCTTGGTCTATAACGGATAAATATTATTATGGCAACTGTTAATCCTTTCCAAGATATTAGAATGAAAGCGGGTGATGTAGACCGCTCTCTTAACTGGTATCAGGTTCAAATTAAGAACCTTAAAAACGTCAGACCTAATCAGCTGATGTCGAATACACCTGAGTTAACGACAACTATTATGCCTGGTAACATGTACATGTTCTTTTACGATGCTAAGTTAAAAGACAAGTTACCTTACTGGGATATGTTTCCCCTGGTGTTACCTTTTAGAAAAGTACAGGGTGGGTTCTTTGGATTAAATCTACATTATATACCTTACCCTGTTAGATTTAAATTACTAGCAGCAATGCATGATTTAGCCTATGATGCCAAGGTTACTGAGAATACAAGACTTCAGTTAAACTGGAGAATATTGAATGCTTCAACCAGATATGCACCGGTTAAAGCGTGCGTTAAACACTATCTTTTTGATCAGCTTCAATCTAGATTTTTAAAAGTTCATTACCCCGATTGGGTTACTGCCTCCCAGCTTCCAGTCGAGAGGTTTATAGGAGCTAACAAACAAGAGGTCTGGAGAGACTCCAGAAAGAAATACTAATGGCAAAAGCTAATTTTAATTTAAGTCAATTTATATCACAGTCAAGAAGAGATAGCTTTGCCAGAGTAAATCGATTTGAGGTTTTTATTCTTCCCCCGCTCGCTCTAAGTCGAAATAGAGATGCAATTTCAGTAAGTTTATATTGTGAGATGGCCAGTTTACCTCCAGTCAATATTTCTACTAAATCATTTAAGATTTTTGGACCTACATATCAAAGACCGTTTGGTGCAGAGTATGGTGGCGAAGGTATATCATTAACATTCCATGTTGATAGAGATATGCAGGTTAAAAAGTTCTTTGATGAATGGACTGCAAAAGTGGTAGATCCAGATACCGGTCTTGTCGGCTACCAAGAAGAATACACTACAACTATTCGTCTAAGACAGTTGGATGAACAAGATACTGTTACATATGGAATTGAACTTACAGAAGCATTTCCAAGAAGTGTAAATTTACTTGAGTTAAATAATTCTGCGCAAAATCAAACCCATCGCCTTAATGTTTTATTTGCGTACCGGTATTGGAAAGATACTGATAGAGAGTTTGAAACTACACCTACAGATATACCAAGACAGCTACTTAACCCAAGTATACCTGTAGTAGATACTAGATTGACTGATGTGCAAGCAAACGCTGCAAGAACATCTTTTGCAAGAACCGATCCTAGAAGAGTTGATCTGGGATAATAAAAATATAACTATGAATGAGGAAATATAATGGCTTTACCAAAATTAGAAACACCAACGTATGAATTGATTTTACCTTCGACTGGTAACCAATTAAAATTTAGACCTTTTTTAGTAAGAGAGCACAAAGTTCTTTTGACGATGTCAGAAGCGGATAACAATGAGGTTGCTAGAATAATTAGAGAGTTAGTCGAAGTCTGTACGTTTAAACAGTTTAAAGTAGATGAGCTACCGCATTTTGATATTGAATATATCTTTATGCATTTAAGAGCTAAATCAATTAGTGAGACTGTTGAAGTTGTTGTTAATTGTGAATGTGGCGAAAAAATAGATACAAGTTTTAGTATAGAGGATCTTAAAGTAGTTAAACCTGAAGATCATTCTAGTAAAATAATGATAAATGATATAATTGGTATTGAATTAAAGTATCCTAATATTGATGATGTTGTAGATGTGTTTGCTACTAAGGATAATCAGAAGGTAATAGATCTAATTATCAGAAGTATAAAAGCCATCTACAATCATGAAGAGTATTGGGAGGCGTCGGATCAATCGAAAGAAGAGTTAGAAGAGTTTGTTTATTCCTTAACTAAAGAACAGTTTGATAAACTTGAACAGTTCTTTGTAACTTCTCCTAAAATTGTTCAGACCATTGAATGTGATTGCCCTAAGTGTGGTAAACATAATATTTCCAAACTTGAAGGACTACAAAATTTTTTCGTATAACCCTTTCCCAAGATAGTTTAGTTAATTATTTTACTCTAAACTTTTCATTAATGCATCATCACAAATATAGTTTGACTGAAATTGAAAATATGATGCCATGGGAGAGGGAAATATATGTTTCATTATTGATAGATTATATTAAACAAGAAAACGAGAAGCTGAGAATGCTTAAACAAAATGCGAGGAATACATGACCAAAGAAAATAAAAAAGAAGAAAAAGTAGCTAAGAAAGCAGAAGAAGATTGGATGACCAAGAAATGGCGTCCGATGATGGCGATAATGTATATGACTTGCTGTCTGATGGATTTTGCTGTATTCCCGATTATGTTTACTATTGTTCAGTTCTGGGAAACTGCTATACAGAATGATGCATTTAGACAATGGGTTCCTATTACATTACAGGGCGGTGGCTTGTTCCACGTAGCCATGGGTGCCGTTCTTGGTGTTTCAGCTTATGGGCGTACACAAGAAAAGGTAGCAGGAGCATCGAATGTCTCAACTAGTTTCCAAGGAGGCGGAGTACCAACACCTAACCTTTCTTCCTCAGTACCGTCATTCTCTGGTGGCGGATTTAACTCTCCACAACAATCATCAGGATTTGGATCACCCCAGGGTCAATCATTCGGATCTTCCCAGTCCTATAATACTACAGAAACGACAACTGAATTTAGCATGAGTCCTGCTCCTACATCGGCGCCCGGTGGAAGAAGACCCGTTACTCCTAACTTCAACGTATAATGCAAAACCCATCAGCGTCAGATCCTAGCTTTAAAGCGTTCCTGGAAAAACTCCAGGAACAGAATAATCGTGGCTTTGCTACACAGTTGGTTCAGTTAAAAGCTGAACGTGAAATTGCTGGTGAAGATGGGGACAAAAGGGAAGAGCAATTAGATCAAGCTAATGAAAATTTAAAAAATCTAAAAGACGAAACAACGTCTGTAGGTGATAATTTAAAAAGTAGTTTACAAGATTTAAGTGATGACACGATTGAGGTTCAAGATCAATTAGATACTGCAAATGATTCTTTATCTGAAATTGCTACGGCAATTATAGGAGCAAGAGAATCAATTGAGGTAGAGATGCTTGCTGCACTCGAAGGTATCAAAGAAGCTGTTACCGGTATAAAATTAGATGTTGACTTTTCTGAACTAAAAACTGCAATTGAGAATGTTGGGTACGATGTAGGTAAAGATATTGATAGCGGGCACTTAGTTGCTACAATAGGTGCTATAGGTGCAAACACTACTAAATTACTTGATGAACAGTTAAAAGAGCTTTCCTTAACAAGGAAACTTACTGAAGGTAGTGTTGAGTACGATAAGGAAGCAGCGCAGTATAGAAATAAAAGCGGTAGAGATGTAGAAAGTAAAGTTTCTGGTAAGACGTCTAAAGATGGTGGTTTTATAGATTTTGAAACTGCTAGAGATACTTTATCTGGTCAAGGTGAGAGAGCAAGAAAAGAAAATAAAGTAAGTTTAATAAGCAGTTTAACAACAACTAGATCTGGTATTAAACCTGGAGACGCAACAGCTAAATCTTTAGGTGCAGATTTAGGATCGTCGGGTCCGGTTGATGCTGCTGAGCCAGTAGCTAAGACCCCTGAGGAAGTTCAAGATAAATCAACACAAGTAGTCCCTAGTAGAAATACTTCAATTAAAAGAGCACGTAGAGAAAGAGATAGTGTCACTGGTAATGTAGGTGCAAAAAATAAAAAAGAAGATGAAGAGGGTGTAGATAATTTTGATCCTAGTCTATTGGGTAGACTTAAATCTTTTATGACTGATGGGGAGTCAGACAAACCAGGTTACGGTTTATTTCAGAAACCCCCAAGAGAAGTTGAAAAGAAAGAAAGAGAAGCTAAAGTATCCAGCTCAAGACAAGAGAACCCGGAAGCTGATAACATTACTTCTACCGGGGAGATTCAAGCCGATGCCGCAAAAAGTGATCTCGAACTGTCTAAGCAAATGCTGGATACTACAAGAGAGCAGCTTATTGAGTTAAGAGCTATTAGAGAAGCATTAGCTCCTTCTACACCAAAAGAATTAACTGAACAAAAAGGCGCACCTTCTTCTACTACTGAAAAAGAAAAAGAGGGCGGTGGTTCTTTACTAGGAGACTTAGCTTCTGGTGCGACAGATTTAATGGGTAGTAAAGGTAAGCTGGGTAAGATGGGTGGTCGTCTAATGACTGCTGGAAAAGCTGCTTTACCTTATGCAGCTGCTGCCGGAGTGGCGGTAGCAGGTGGGGCTGCGGTTGATTATGGTTTAGGCAAGCTAGGTGTTGGTAAAGATAAAGAAGGTAACGATCTTCAAGTTGATACAGCTCAAGATGATGCTAACTGGGCAAAGATGTCCATGGGTCAAAAAATAGAATCAGGCTTTGCTCGAGGTATAGAAAAAACTGGTAGCGCATTATTCTTGGGTAACGTATCGAAAGAAGCTCAGGCTACTAGAATTAAAAAAGAGACTGAATATTTAAATAAAAATGCACCAGGTACAGCTACAAAAGAAGCTTTAGCTGGTAAGGTAGTCGGTGAATCTGGATCAGATGATGATTCAATATATTCTAGAACTATAATGAAATTAAAGGGGTATGATCCAGATGCTCCTGATGAGGTAAAGGCATTTAAAAGGCTTACTGCAGATAATAGACCTCTAACCTCAATACCCAATATTGTTTCTGGTTCTGCAACTGGATCTATATTGGGCGATATTGATCAAGTTTTTGCAACTAAATCTAAAAATAATATAACAGGATCAGAAGTGGCTAAAACTTCTACCGAAAATGCTGATATGACTAGAGAAGCAAGCGGTAAAGGTGGGGCTAATAACACCGTAGTATCTAATAACGTCAGTAGTAACAATACTACTAAGATAGTTCCTATGAAGGCCAGCCCCAGGCCTGAATATACGGGATCTTCTTTAGATCGATATACCAACCGTATAACGGTTTATTAATTAAAAAAGGGGCTTAATGCCCCTTTTCTTTACTTCTTCTCAGCTGGCTTGTCTGCCGGCTTTGCTGCAGGCTTATCAGCAGCTTTCACCTCTACTGGTTTTGTATCGGCTTTCTTTTCAGCAGGCTTTGCGTCTGCCTTTTTCTCTACTGGCTTCTTCTCCGCCTTCTTTACAACGTGGCAGCCATCTGCCTCCGTCTGACCTTCCTTACAAGGCTTTTTAGGACCTGGTACATCGGCGGCAAAGGCAGTCAAAGCAAGCGTAGAGATAACAATTGCAAAAATATTCTTCATAAAAATCTCCAAAAAATTAAATTAAAGTTACACTAAAATCTAATTAGCTCGTCACCCTACCTGGACCTAAGTTACTAATGGTAACGAGTATCCAGGATCGGGCTAAGACTACCTAATTAATCGTCATTCGCCAACTTGGCGAAATAAGATAGGGAATCATCTGTGTCGTCGAAATCAGCCTTAGGCTTGGCGGCAGGTTTTGCTGCAACCGGCTTAGGCATATCTTCTTCCAGGCTTGTGACTTCAGCACGGGGTGCAGATGCACCTGTAGCAGCCAGAACCATTTGAAGTTTTGCTTTCAACTCATCATATGACTTAAAGTTTTTAGGATCCACAAACTCAGCTAATGAGTGTTGCTTCTTCCAGATCGACTCCATTTGATCGTCATCTGCCAAAGGCGTAGCTGAATCAAATTCAGACTTATCGTAGTTACGATAACCTTCAACATTACGAATCTTAAGTTTAAAGTTAGCACCCTTCCAGAAGTCGAAAGGATTAACTGGATCCTCATCCTCAAATTGAGGTTGCATCACATCCTTGATCTTATCAAAGATCTTCTTACCGAACTTATACAGCTTGACAGTACCTTCGTTCTCAGGGTGTGCAGGATCTTTAACCACGTAGATATTAGCAACATAGGTCAGGCGACGTTTTTGCTTACGTACCAGATCTTTGTTAGCCTCGATACCTGAATTCCACAACTCAGTATTGAGTTCAGAAACAGGATCGGCTTTACCTAGGGTTGTAAGAGAGTTCTCGATGTACCACTTACCTGTAGGGCCTTGAAAGCCATGGTTCCAAATACGAACCCAGGGTAGCTCTTCGCCTGCTGATGGTGGTAGGAATCGAATGACAGCGTAGCCGTTACCGGCTTTATCTACTTCTGGTTGCCAGAAGCGGTCATCTTTTGCGTTGTCTTGAGTCTGTGGTGTTGCAATCTTTTCGACTTCTTTCATCAATTTGTCGAAACCACCCGAACTCTTTTTCAGGGAACTGAAATCTAATGCCATAATTTTCTCCTTGTATGCGTTGTATAAGCGTTGTATTAGTGTTGTATTTTATTATTTACTATCATCAAGATCATCATAATCATCTACATCACTGTTATCTAGATCGAGACTTTCGTCTTCCTCTTCTAACATATTATATATGCTCTTCCGATATTTGCCACTCTTATCGACACCCTTAGTAACCTTTCGGACCTTCTTGTCGTAATCGATTTCAAAATTTTTACGTTTCATCTCTGTTACTGTTAACTGCAATAAACGGCCATGCAGAAATACGTTTCGTAATTTCTGATTGGTGGTGTGCAAGTTTAATCAAATATCGTTGGGTTTCTCTAATATGTTCGGATAACTCTGTCATGCTATCCTGCATGACACAAATGGACTTTTCAATCTCCGTAATACGGGCTTCAGAAAGGTCCAATTGCTCTTCGGTAAATTTCATTGTACTTGTCTTTTTTAATTTCTAGAAAAGGTGAATACTTCTTGATAATTCTAGATGTATCCGGC